TCATATGGCTCCTTTGATCAATTTATGGTACTATTATACCATAGATTTCAGGAATGTACACTGTTTTGTGAAAAAAGTTTTCCCTTATAAATCAATAACTTAGGCCCACCGCAGTTCTAAGTTATTGATTCTAAAGGAAAAAATAATTGTAACAAATTGTATCTTTTTTGATACATATGGCTAAAATTGGGATCTCTGAGGTATTGATCCCTTCTCATAGACCATCTTCTCACCAAGTTTAATACTAAAGTATTTTACCCAATATAGTTCATCTAGGTGTCTGGCTGTACCAAGCGCAGTATGATTTGCTCCATGTACTTGATACTCATGTTTGAATCCATGCTTCCATTCTACCTTTACATCATATACTTTCACTTTTTGATTCCTGTTTGAGCTTTAGTCCTAGTACGAGATTTAGGTTTTGGTTTGATATTCTCATTTGGATCAATGTTAATCATTTCTTTCAAAGCAGATAGTCTTTTAATTACTTCTTCGCCGTCCATCCATATATCTTTATTATTTAAGATAGATTCAATCTCTTCGGATGTTAAGAAATCACTATAAATGCCGCGTAGTAATTTTTCAGACCACTTACGTTCATGCATAATGTTATCATACATTTCACCACCTTTGCCAATAGTACCACCAGAATAATTGTGGAACATAAACATTGAGTGATCTGAAACTTCAAAACCATCAGCACAAAGAAAGATCATTGTTGCGGCTGACATACATGCACCTTCGACAGAACAAATCACTGTTGCTTCTGATTCTGAGATACAACGAATTAGTTGAATAGCAGTGAATAGATCTCCACCATAAGAATTAATATGGATCTTAATAATATCTACTGGATTAGCATTACGAATTGTGTCAAACCATTCAATGTATTCTTCGGCTGGCTCTACTTCACCTGAGAGATAAAATTCATGCATATGAGCTAATGGCTTATGCGTTAGCTTTGATCCAGTACCTAATATATCCATCACGTCATTTTTCATGAAGCTTCCTCTGTTAATAATTTTATTGTATTTTTAAGATCGTAAATTTCTTGTTCTAGTTTACTTATATAGTTTTGTACAATAGATTTATCACACAAAGTTTCACAACAGATATCTATATTATGTTTGGCGTTAACCTCCAAAGAATTTTCGTCTTTTGTATTCATTAATAGTCTCAACTAGTTTAGGTGTCCAATTATCGCGATGTTCTTTGAATACCTGTGGTTCTTCGTCGTCAACAGCAATAATTGTTACTAGATTAACAATTGGCATCTTTGTCCGCTCTTCCCACATAATGGCGTAAGCAGACTCTTGGATAAAGTATCCTTCAATATATTCTTTTTTCTTTAGCTTACGAGAAGTCTTAAAATCGATAATAGAAAGTACACCATCGAACTCAGCCACACAATCGACCCTGCCAGCAATGCCGAGATGATCAGAATAGAGGGGAGATTCCAGTCCGTATATGGTCCCAATACGTTCGTCAAGGACTCTTTGAACTGACTTAAAGTTGTCAATAATGTTTGGTAGATAACCGTCATCATAATCAATATAATTTAGTAAGTATTTTTCAATGATGGCGTGAACAGAAGTACCACGTGTAGAAGCTCGATGCGAAATTTTATTTGCTTCTTCCGCGCCTACTCTATTACGCCAAGCTTGGATAGCTTCTTCACTTAGTATACTAAGTACTGTAGTGATAGAAGGATAAGAAATACCATTGGGACAATTGTATTTTCTCCCAGTGCTAGTAGTTTCAGCAATAATGTCTTCATAACCTAGATCAACCTTCTTGTGATTAAATATCTTTCGACGGATTCGATCGTTTTTCAACGTAGTCTTCAGCATAATATTTCAACTTATCATATTTTGGTTTTTTATTTTGATCATCATAATTACTATACTTATCATGATCAAATTTTTTCTTGTACTGTTTTTTGTTTCTTGGATCAAAGCGAGTAAACTTAGCCATAACCTTTAATTAGTTTTTACTTAATTCCCATATGTTCTTTGGTCATGATATATTCACGAACCAAACCAGACCTAACAATATCTTCCCAACTGAATTCGATTGTCTCGAAATGACTCATTTTTGAGATGATTTCCATAAATGCGAGGATTCCATTTTTGTCTTTATCTTTATCAAAGTCAGACTGATAATAGTCACCACACAAAATTAATCTGCAATTTTCACCAATACGTGTAATTACAGAATCCAATTCGTGGAATGTCAAGTTTTGCATTTCATCTACAACAATTACTGCATTTGAAATGGTAACACCACGAATGAATGAGGTTGATAGAAATTCTAAAGCTCCTTGTTGAATAAGCTTATTCCATGAATCTCCATCAGAAACTAGTTCGGAAAGAATTCCGCGATATGGCGCAGTGTATGCGTCATTTTTTTCTTCTTCGGTACCAGGAAGAAATCCAATATCTCTTGTAGGAACAATTGATCGAACAATTACTAATTTGTCAAATAGGGTCTCTTTATCTAGGACATCTTCTAAACCCAATCCAATTGCAAGGAATGTTTTACCTGTACCAGCGGATCCAGCTAAGCAAAGGTGATTACCTTCGCGATATGCTTTGAAAACTTTCTCCTGATTCTTAGTAATCGGAGACAATGTTTTCAAAGACTCTAACTTAATTTTAAGTGATTTATTCATTTTGTACGGATACTATTTCCACGACCCGACCCTTTTTTGATTGATTTAAGTAGATCGGTCCAACCATCAGAAGTTTTTGACATAAAGCCATTCACCTCTCTGACAGTAGCAGGAGCTCCAATAATTGGTTTTAGATGGGGATTTTCTTCTAGATACTTTTCTCTCTCACTCCATTTCATAAATTTATCAATTCGTTCGCCGGTTTGCGTATCTTCAAATGAATATGTAGGCATTATAAAAACCACTCCGGAACATTGCGTTTACTCCACTTCATTACAAATCTCTCTTCTTTTGTTTTATAAAATAATTTATATGATTTCACAGGATCATCTGGAAACATACACTCTGGACTAGCGTTCATTGCTAATCTAAAATTGGTTATATTTCCCTTTGGGATATTTCGAGGTAATTGCTTTAAAGCTTCACTTAAGAGCTTTTCACAAGCATGTACCTTTTCATATCGATACGTATATTCTTTACAAAGCGCTATAAAGTGCTGATAGTGCCATATATAATTGCTGTCTGTTTCCTTAGTCCACAGAGTGCACGGGTGGTTCACGTGAACGGCTTTATATAATAATCTCTCCCGAGAATCATCTAGTTGCCAGTAGTTTAATTTTCTATTGGCCTTTGATAATCTTTTTTCTATCTTACCGTCACAAACGCGATGAACCGTACTCAACATTTGAGCAGACTCAGTTACCATTTTAACAACATGCTTATCGCATTGTAACTGAGCTGCTCGTACTGGATCTTGATCTAACACAAAAATATTCATAACAAATCACTTTATCAACATACCAGTATATTATACACTATTATCTATAAAAAGTACACATCTAATTAATGTACTGTTGAATAAAAATATTCCTCTAATTCTTCTATTCTACTATTCAAATATTCTTTCTTTCTTTGCAGATCAAAAGCCTTGGTTGTATTACCTTTCTTTTCAAGTCTTTTTACAAAATATTCTAATTCTCTAGAATCACGTTTTAATCTTTCTAACTGAGCTCCATACATCTTTGATTCCTCTGTATAGTTAATACGTTTCAAATTAGCGTGAATAATAGAATCTCCTTAGTCTAAAATAGAAATGAAAAAGGATCCATGCCTATACTAGACAATGGATCCCACGGGCTATGAGTTGTACATTAATGCTCTCATAGTTTTATTTATAAAAAGGTTAGTTTCTTATGAGGCCTGGAAAGGCTTCTTGAACTAGCTTTTTGGTAATACCTTTATAATAAGCAGAACCTGTATTCTTAATAAGACCCTTATCTTTCATACGTACTAGTAGTTCTGCTTCTTTAGGATGTACATTTTTTAGTATATCCAAAAACATTAATTCAACCCGAGCTCGAGGCAAATTTGTTCCTGGACCACCCTTAATAAAATATCCAAAGTTCTTTGTCATACCAGTTATTGGCTTTGGGTTATCAGATGGAAGATAAGGTGCTTCACCTTCGGGTAGTAAAAATTCAATACTATTGTCCATTCCACCACGCAAAATATCTCTAAGCTCTAAGCAATTGTTATCTTTTAAGATAGCAATTTTTTCTTTATTACTTTTAGCTTCTGCAGCTTTTTCTAAAATTTCATGAATCATCATTATGAAAACTCCTCAACACATTCAATTAACAATTTGCATCGATTTTTGATAAGATAATTTAGAATCTTCATACGATGCGCTGGTTTACTACTGTTATATGTATCAATGATTTTTTCTTTAAGTTCAGCAGGAGCTTCACTTAGGTCAATCATCTTTTTATTTCGGCAATAATTCCTATACACTTCGGGTTCCATGACTTCTTGAAGCTTATCAGCATTCTCAAAGAACATATCCATTTTTTTCTGAGTCATTGGAGATTGTCGAATACTATCAACAAAGGTATTATCAGGACTTAGAATATTTGGAACACCATCACTGGAATCACCTTTAAGAATTTGATCAAACAAATACCTTCTAGGATTTTTGTCCTGAATAAATTTTTTCGTCATCGGCGAAAATTGGCGGACGTTATTATAACGATGTAGTTGAATAAAGTCTTTATCTGAAGAG